AAAAAAGCATATCAAACAATGCTTGAAAGGGGAACCGGGGTAGCTAATAGGTCGGAATCTTGGAGGCAAAATGTTTCCAAATCAGCAAGAAAAAGAGTAAATAACCTTAGAAAGCATAGAATGACTGGGGACTCTTTATCTTTAATGACTAAAACCTATTGGTTTAATTTTTCTGGTAAGACTGTTATCGTGGACCAAAAGGATTTTGACAATTTCCTTGAAACCAGTAAATATTTGTGTAATGTTTTTGGTTTAAATATCAAAGAATCTGAACACAAAAAATTTATTAGATTGGTAAAAGGAGAAAGAAAAGTCTTCCATGGCATAACAATAGATAAGGTAATCAGCAGCCAAGCTGTTCCGGGAACGGAACAGAAGGTTCAGAGACTAGAAGCCGAGTCCAGAACGGACAGTAATGCTTCCACGAGCGCCCTCCAACCCTAGGGGTTGAAGATATAGTCCGAACTTACATGAAAATGTAAGAAGCGATGAGTTAAATGCTTTCGCGATAACATATTGTACAAGAATACTGACGGTGTGGCGACTTTCTTCGCTCCCTCTGTGTCCATGAACGTCCGTGCTGGTCGTACTCTTACCTTCGGGAAGGAGGCCTTCGCAGCTCAAAACTTCCTGCGTGCACCCGGTACCAACATTCAGAAAATCTCGAATGAATTCGGTACCCGGAGCTTCTCGCTTCGTCAAGAAGCGATTAGCTGGCAGATCGCTGAAGAAGTTGCTGCGGAAGCCAAAAACGGTGCTGCTGCAATCGATCTTCGCGCCTATGCCGCCAAAGACGCTGCAAATCGTCTGATGCAGTCCTGGGAAATCCAGGTTGCTAGCAAAGTCCTGGATGTGACCCAGTACGAGGCCGGTAACGTGCTCGATCTCGCCACCTACAATTCTGGTGCCGATCAGTTCAATAGCCCGACCTCTGACGTGGAAGTCCTGATGGACGACCTCAAAGAGCAGGTGCGTAGCCAGATTGGTTGCTATCCGAACAAGCTCGTGCTTTCCCCCGATGCGTTTAACGCCCTGAAGCGTAACAAGCGTATTCGTGACTTCATGCAGCGCGGTGTCCTGGTGAACGAGAAGACCCTCGCAGAGATCTTCGGTCTCGACGAGATTCGCGTCGCCCGCCGCCTTAAGCTTGGTGAAGACAACGCAAGCCTAGAGAACATCTACAACAACGTGGCTCTTCTCTTCTATCACCCCAGCGGTGCTACTGACGGCTTCACCCCCGCTCTTGATGCAAACTACGGTACCCCGGCTTATGCGTATACCTATACGCTGGCTGGCTATCCGATTTCCACCCCCGAGCGTTTCAACATGGATCGTCGTGTTTTCGAAGGCGACATCCTGGTTGAGCGTAGCTTCGAGCTGGTGGGTATGGGCGAAACCGGTCGCTGCGGCGCTGGTGCTGTCCTGCTCAACCCTGTGGGTGCAGCCTGATCTGTGCTATACTGATACAGGTATCATCTCCCAGCCCGCCCTTGTGGCGGGCTTTTTTGTCTCGTTGAAAGCTAAGTAGACGAGATACGCGCCCGTGGCCCCATACACCCCGCCTCCCGACGCCTATGGCGTCGCTAACAACTGTACACCGGCTACGGTAGATTATTTCATTGAGGTGTTCGGATTTAACGAGGCCCTGGAGCTATCGCGCCTCGAAGATCCGACCGCGAACACAATCAATTACCAGCGTATCAACGTCGCTCTCCATGACGCTGCGGTCCTGATTAATAACTTCATCGAAACTGCGCCGCCCCAGGGCAAGCTGCTGATAGCGGGGTCGTATCGCAGAACTCAGGCCATACTCGCTCGCTGGTACCTGGACACTCTGAGACCCCGTCAACAGGTCGTAGACGCCGCAGAGGCTGCCCTCAAACAACTCGACCTATGGGCAGCCAAAGAATCACCCTCCAGCGGCCTGAAGTGGCAAGAAGCCTACCGGTACTGGGGCAGCGCATGTGCGATGACGATGTCCAGCACGCAGCGGGATAGGGCGTTTACCGATGCATCGCTCGCGCGATGGGAAATGCGGTGGGGTACTAATAATCGCTGGAATCCATTCAAACGCAAAGGAGCCCCGGTCATCAACAATGTTGCTCAGCGCGAGCCTAGTGGATCGTTGGATAGGCAGGACGTCACGTTGATTGGTGATAGCACGCTTGAGGTCAATCAGCTATTCGATAGCTTGGAAACCACCCGAGACGTCGCCAGCTTTGCTGACACCCAGAACGCGGCCACGCCGGTCGAAGGCGATGTACTTGTTGTTGAGAATACGGACGGAGACATCACAACCTACGATGGCGGCCTGCAGGAGGCCGATACCTTCTGATGCTTTGATTTTCAGCTACTCAATTTTGTAACACTCCCCCAACACTATGTGGACATCTGACGCCAATCAAACTTACGGATACGATCCCCTGAATCCCGGTATGCCCGGAGGATCGAGCCTGCTGACTATCGTGCCGAATACGGCCAGCGCGGCTTGCGGATATAATACAAGCGGATTGCAAGGTCTCACGCACTCCAGTTTCGGCGTATTCCCGGATAGTACGCAGTACAAGCAGACGGCTAGCGAATTACGCCAATATATCGTCAACCTCGAAGCTACAAGGAAGTTGCGCGACCTGGCCGATGTTAACTTTCAGCGCTCCCCGGAACCCGGCGATGTCCTTGCGTACAACTATACTACCGGGCTGTGGGAACTACTTGATTTCGTGTCCGGCGGTGAGTTCTGACCACGCACCATTGTCGGTGGAATAGTAGACGCGTTCGATACCTGATTCGGCAATGGCCAGTTGGCACACGGGGCACGGACGCGCCATGCACAACTCACCACGGCGATTCACCCTTCCAATAACCAACGTGTCACACAAAGCAGCATCGGGCTTGAGCAACGCTCTTAGCTCCGCATGGAGCGATACTCTGTAGGGCTGACCGACCTGCTCTGCGAGGCGTGATTGGACAGGGTGCGTCTTGCCCCACACATTGGTGCTTCGAACTGCGATACGGTTTTGCGAAGCAAGACGCATCCGACTCGCCAGCGCGAATCGATAGAGAGTGCGAGGTCGGTTACGGCTTTAGTTACGTGTCTACTCACCATCGGCATCAGTCAATAATTCCGGCCATACGCATACAGATCTCACCCCACTCAAGGATGTCACGTCCCTTGAAGTATTTGGACGTGGGGACCTCCCTATCCAGTACCCTTTCGCCCGTATCCAGGCGTTCCATGCGCAAATAACCATACGACTCGGTCTGCGCTAGCACATAGCAACGATAAGTGTCATCAAGGGTATTTTCCCAGAGGACGTTAGGGTTCATGGCGGTGTTCTCCAACTAGAAATGCTTTCAACAGAATAGCAGCAGTGACGCAACCGATAAACAAAACGCTCACGGAACGTTGAAAGCTTTTAAGGACGACACATCCCACCATAGCATCCTGTCCCCATGCTTCTGGAGATCGAGAACCAACTTCATCGACGGGTGCACAGCACGCTCGGGCAGAGTGCTGTGGTGCTACGGCTTGCCGAGCAGCTCGATGACTCTGGGCGCGTGGCCGAGCAGGCGATGATCATTGTGTCGTTCACTGGGGCGAATACAGATAATCCGAATAAGGGCGCTTACATACCCACAGTGCGCACACGCACGCTTACGTACACGCTCACCCTGGTCCAGAAGCAAGCACAGCGAGAGGGACATTCGTTTTGTTTGCCCATCCTCGATCTTCTCGCAGACGCCATCACAGGGTGGGTACCTGAGGTCCCTGGGCTTGAGTTCCAGACTGGATTCGAACTTGGTCCCGAGCGTTTTGTACAGGTAACCCCTGAATCCTCGCAATTCATTTACGAACAGACCTACACCATTGAAGTGTTGATGCATGACGGTCGTTTCTACAGCCAACCATGCGCTGCGTTTAATCCTGTCCAGGTGGGAGACTTCTTGCCGGTGTGTAAGTGCCTTGTAACCCCGGGCTCAGATAGCCGGCAGACCGGCCTTGCCGTCTGGAGACGCACACTGGATACGGATACGGAGCAGCGGTATGTGGTCGAGGATTTCAGATGCGGGCGCTTGATTGGTGACAATCTCACCGTCACATGTACGAATTCGGGTGACGGCACCGCCACATACGTATTCACTCCTATTACTGCGATACGTGCCGATGGCAGCGTAGACACTTCCCTCCAGGTGACTGGAACGTTAACGGATGTATGGAAATGTACGAGAGAGGGTACTAAGTCGGGTTCGGAATACCCTGACTGGTTCAGTCTGAATATTGACACCGGGTTGTGGCGTAATGCGGTTGGCACCGTGCCCAACACAGAACCCGAAACAAGTTCCTATCAGTCGCTGACTATTACTCCTAACAAGGTGTATGATGAGAAATCGGTAACCTAAGCCATTTCTCCCTACTGACCCCTCCTCCTCTCACCATGGAAAAAGAATTTCTCGCCGCCCTCACCGCCCAATACAATTTAGCTGGTGCTGCTCAGCTTGCCCACTGGAACTCTGAAGGTGAAAACTTTTATGAGTACCACCTTCTCTTCGAGCGCATCTATGAGACTGCGGAAGCGAAGATCGACATGCTTGCAGAGCAAGCTCGTGGCAAAGGTATCCAAATCAAGGCGTCTATCTTCACTGATGTTCCGGAAATTGACTGGGACACCTGCCAAGAGCTTGCTAAAGAGATCAAAGAGCTTGTCGACAAGCTCTGCGATGCCCTTAAGAAGTTGCATGCCAAAGCCGATGATAGCGAGGAATACGGAATTCTTAACGTTATCGAGGACATCCTGTCTGACTGTAACACTATGCGCTATCTGCTCGGTAGCGTTAACAGTGAGTTTTGATAAAGTAAGGGAGGCCTGAGCCTCCCCGACCATCAGCTTAGCTGAGTCTCGTATAGCAGACGCTGGCTACACCGGCAGAAGGCGATGCGATACGGGAAAACGCGCCGTGGGATAAATCCAAGATACGCCCCCCGTAGTACGGTCCTCGGTCGGTGACAGTGACAGTGACAGAACGGCCGTTGTCCTGGTTAGTGACCCGGATCCGGCTACCGAGTGGTAGCGAACGATGAGCGGTAATGTTCGCTCCAGGGTCCATAGGACGGCCATTGGCCATTGTTTGCCAAGCATAGCCGTCACCCACACCATAGTGGCTAGTGAGCCCGCAGCGGGATGCTGCGTGGGCGGGAGACTGAATGTGGGCTACGCCCGCAACCAGAGTTGCTAGTGCGAGAAGTTTACGCATGATGTCGTTGCAAAGGACAACAGCAATAGAGCGATACGTAGGTGGTAGGCGAAGCCTGCCGGTGCCCCACGTTGTCTAAGGCTGCGACGCATACCGATACGGACGAATCCGTAAAGCTACGCGATTAGGGAGGGGCGTTTACGCCCCTGTGCCCATCTCCTATTCTACATCATCACCGTCCTGGCGCTCCGCAATGCACTCAAACACACCACGGATCGCGTTGTCCAGGAGAGTGACGGCTTCACGTTCAGACATTTCCCCATCCGTACACAAAATGTTATAGATGAGGCGGGCGGGGTTGACGCGTTCGTCTTCGTTGTCGAGTCCGATAGCAGTAATAAAACCTTCGAAAAGGTCTATGTTCTCCCGTTGGCAAACTTCAATAATTTTAGTAAGGATTTCTCCTTCAATCAGGCAATCTTGAACCTCTGGAGTCTCGAGGGTAGTGACTGTCATTGGGAGCAGACGGTTTCAGTGTACGTTTTCAGTATAGCACGGATAAGCGTGTGCAATCGGTCTACCGGTCGGCCAGAGAATTTAATGTAGATACTAGGCTAGTTATAGTATGAGCGCGGCCATCAGGCTCAGCATTAGGCTGCGACACAGTCACCGTACTGGCCGTAGCCGCCTTTCTGAAGATTTTGTCAACCTCAATACTGCTAAACCATGCATTTGCATGGGGCATCTCACAAATCTCGTACTTATACCGCAACCAAGCCCAAGACCACAAATGAGCCACCTGGTATAACGCGCTAACTAGATCAGCATCCTCTTCGCGACACATGTACAACACACTGTCGTGTACAGACATACAGAATCTGGCACGAACGTTAAATCGTCGCGTAAGGTGTTCCATGGCTGTAAGGAACGCATGAAGCATGGCGCTACCTGTAGACTGAATTACCCAGTTATTGCGCATAGTAAAGAATTCTTTGCCTACGGATTTAGGTCTAAAGGCTGTAGACATTCGTGTGCCGCTTAGGGGGTTGCAGGGAACATCTAAGTTGGCGATTCGCGACATTTCATTGTAAGCATATGAATCGCTACCTCCTATTAAGTTCGGAGATGTTTTGCTGGCTTTTTTACCCTTCTTGCGAATAATAAGTTTTTTACCCATAGCTTCGGCCTCTTTGAGGCTAATGGACTTATTGCCCTTTCTGATCGTTGCAGCTAGTGTTTTAACTCCAGATCCATACAACATCCCATAGTTGCACCCCTTGGCAATCGATCTAGAAATACCAATAGTTTTTGCTGTCATGCTATGCATATCTGTACCGTCATCTTTGGATCCGGCTAGAACACTATGACCAAACTGAGTACTTCCCGCGATTTTATGGTACGAATCGGCAAAGATACTTGCTATCACACTTTCTTGTCCATCATAGTCTGAGGATACAAAGGTCCAAGGGGATTTTAATTGAACACGAGTTTTTACTTCAGTGCCAATCTTATCGGGTTTGGGGTCGGGTACTGTTAGCCAAAGGTGCTCACCAGCACGATTTGTGGCAGTATTATGGGGAATGGTTTGAGGAATAATAATATCCATATCTGATTCGTCTATAGCCTTTGTAGGAAGCTGTTCTAGCACTCGACTGCGCACTGAAGTCCAATAACTTACCTTCACTGCAAGACGAATTAGTTCTTGAGCTTGAGGCAAGTCACTAGATAGCATTCCTGATTCAAAGTCATCTAGAAAGTCTTTACTAAGCACACCACCTACATTTAATCCTTCCCCATTGGGGTGAGGTAATCTTTCATAAGTCGATTTTTCCTCATCCCAATACGTCCAACCTTCATCCTTAGAGTACACCATTGGCTGACCGTTCCATTTAAGGCGTAATAGGATATGGCTAAGCCTGCTCTTAGTCGTAATAGGTTCTAGGACAATACGACCCAAGGTCTTATCGTTTTTGGCGTTTTTTCTATACCACATTGGCACCCCATACCAACAACTCTTAGGGGTTCCATCCTTTTTCAAAGAGAAATTAGCTTCCCAATCAAGCTGAGAAAACCACGGATCAGGATCTGGATCAATATCTCCGTTTTTCCAGTCATGCAACAACTCTTCAGCAATCTCGCTCAATAGCTCATCTTGTCTGGAGATTGACTCTTTCCACACTCTTTCACAATTTTCTACCCAGTCTTTCCAATCTGAAACAACTGGCAATACAGATCCAGTTTGAGAAAAGTGTCCGTATAACGTTGTAAGACTAGGGTTAGATTGAAGATATTTAAGTACAACAATTGAATAGAGGTCAAATGTCAATTTGACATCTCTAAGTGCGTATTCAACCAGTCTATCTCTATCTGGCTCAAAATCCCACATAGATTCGGCTACAACAAATAGATTTCTAGTCTTCTTAGTTTCTTTTTTCACAGGAACCATTGGCTTGCAATGGAAGTTATATGCATCGACTAGATTATTAAGCGAACCCTTGTCTACCCAGGAGGGTTTTCCTACTCCTTTAAAGGTTTTGTCGTCTGGATTAGTGAACCAAAATCGTTGATCAGAGGCTAAACCTGATACATTAATATGAGCGGACATTGTATCGAACCACAGGTTCCCAAAGGGGTCAGCTTTGTCAAATGGATCGTGTCTCAGGTAATATGCCTCACGAGTGCGTTGACGATCAAACCCTGCGTTGTGAGCAATCAGCAACGTATTCGTAGTACCTAGAGGAACAAGTTGGGGGATGTAGGGAACCGCAGGGTCAACAAAAGACTGATGCATCCAAACCCAGTACGAGTCAGGTGATACAACTGTTGCAAGGATGGGGTGGCCGAAGTTGGTACCTTTGACAAATGTTTCGCAGTCAAAGATAGCGATATCGACACCCTTTAATCCATCGGGTTCGTGAGTAACAGTCCAAGATCCATCCTGAGACCATTTGTACCTTGTCCAGCCTGTTTGGTAGACAAAATCTCCGATATTTGGGGGCTCTGGAACCTCAAGATCAGCAAACTCCTTGAGGAGTGTTACTTTGTCGCCAAGTATATCCTTACTGGTATTATCAAAGTGTTCGGCTATATTGTCGCCACTTAGAGGAGGCAGGTAGAAGTCAGGGAGTTTTGTAAAAATATCTGGGTTCTTAATGGGAAATTCTACTCCGAATTTCTCCATATCGTCTTTTATGCTATTTATGATTCCAGGATTTGGACCATTAAATAGATTATCAAGGTGCTTAGCGTGGTAATTTGTTACTTCCTCGTCGCCAAAAGCGGCTCGTGCCATGTCCGGGCCAAGAACCGAGTAGCCAAGTGGGTTCAGATGGGTCATGAGAGGCTACGCACACACTTTAGTAGTATACCATAAACTCGTCACGATCGGTGTAGTACACACCTGTTGCCTCCAGGCTCGTCGCATCGATGATACTAACATTCTTGTGCCAGTACGGGAGCCCGTAGTGCCCAAAGAAATACATGTAATCCGGATCAATGTGGTGCTTGGACAGGTCTGGATCCCTGAACCAGGCGTAGCCGGGACCGAACAGTATGGTGTCTCGTTTCAGGTTCTGTGTCTCGTGAGGGTAGTAGGCATGGGCAAGCCTGTACTTGCCTTCGAGTTCGAGATAGAGGGGTGCGTTGGACAGCATGGAAATATACCGTACCCGTTCGTTGAGCGGTAGCTCGCGCAAACACTCTAGGGTGTAACGTAGCTCTTTTTTCTTCACTTTCTCGCTAGGCATTATTAACGAGTTCAGAACATAGTTCTCGTTGTTGCCCAGCACCAGGGTCGCGTTACCTTTATCGACGAGGTCGCGGATGATCTTCAATACTTTGATGGGCGAACAACGCTTGTTATGCCGAAAATAAGGCTTTGGGTGTATCGTGTCACCTAAAAACACGTAATGATGCGTCAGGTCCGGATCACGACCCAATATGGTGCGAAGCAGGGCGACCCGGCCATGCAGATCGCCCACAAATGCATAGGGTCGGGTTACAGGTCGTAGATCCGTGCCTCCAGTGCCCATGGATTAGTCTCAAGATACTGGTAGAAGGCTAGCGTGGGACCAAGGTAAATTGCAAGAAGCGACATGGTCAGAGTGAGGCGATTAAAGGTACACATCTATGGTACATAGCACTGGCGGCTATCGACCACAATCGGTGTGGATTTGTCGACAATGTCCTGAGCGAGCCATATTGCGTAATGGCCAGGGAAATCCACAATCGTGTGTAGCACGCGATACAAGCGGTTAGCGTACCTGATTATTCGGAACCTCATAGATCGGAACGGGCTGCTGCGGCATCAAATATTCCACAACCTTGAACTGACTAACAAAAAACGAACTCGCCAAAATCGCGCCTGCCCAGAGCCAACGGAAATTTTTGAGATCTTGAATCGCGGCGCGATTGGTTTCAATCTGTTTTGAGAGACGGTCTTCGTTACCGTGGATAACACTGTACATGATATCTTTATCTTCCGTGGCGCGTTCTATTTTTTCTTCGTGCCTGATTAGGATTTGCGAGATATTGCTATTAGATTCAGAAATTTTCTCCACTGCCTGCTCCAGCTTCGAGAGCATCTGCTTGCTTAGTTCGTCGTACGACTGAAGTTTTTCTTCTAAAATAGATACCCTGACGTTGGATGGCAGGTTGTTTGAGTTGTTAAAAAAAGCCACAGCAACGTAAGTCAAAAGCTAGTTTCAATTAGCTTTCAACGAGACGTGGTGCGGCTTTTTACTAGTGTGTGCTTACCAGAGACCGGGAACAATTTGACCGGTCACGGCATACGCCCCCAACGCAGCTACAAGGCCGATGAGGGCGACACGCGAATTCCAGAGTTCAACCTCTTGAGGAGTGGGTTCTTTCATAGTGGTACGGTGATATAGAGGGGCGCTTACACCCTTACCTACCTTTCACCGGATTTCAGCCGATAACGCAAGGACGCTTCGCCAGAGAGGAGGTTGAGTGGGCGAAATCTTTCGCTTTGCGCTCAGCGGCCTTTTTGGTGGCAAGGTGGTAGATGATGAATGCGGGCTTCATGGCAATTAGTGGTGTTTCTACAGGGCTTTCAACTACCAATCGGTAGTTTTATCCTCTTTGTCGTCAATTTGGTCTTGCATATAGTACAGGGTGCGGCAAAGGTTTTTCAGGAACTTGGGGTCAATGGACCCCGGATCGACACCGTCAAGCAAGCTGTCTCTAAACGGTCCGATTTGCTGCTCTTCTCGGTACTCGTAATAGGCTTCAGACTTGAAGTGTTGGTAGCGTAAGGTTACTCCAGGGCCATGCTTTTCAAGCATTTTTCGACCGTTGCTGTTAAGGAGGGAGTTCAGATCCATAGTAATGAGTGTAACGACCCGAGTTGGATTCGAACCAACGACCGGCAAATTAGAAGTTTGTTGCTCTATCCAACTGAGCTATCGGGCCAATGGGGGGTGGGGGACTTGAACCCCCACAACCTTTGAGTCTGCGGATTTTAAGTCCGCTGCGTCTACCAATTTCGCCAACCCCCCTCCCCTCCCATGCGGGCCGCGAGGATCGAACTCGCCTCAACCGAATTATGAGTTCGGTGCATTCACCAGATTGCTAGGCCCGCAGGAAAGGGATTTCTCCCTAGCTACCCTGACCCCGGTAACGTTTACGCCTACCGTTGCGGCTTGTGGCCGACAGTTTCGTGTTCTTGCTCCGGCCCTGTCTCGTGACCTTAGGCTTTCCGGCGAACACCAGCGCACTAACCGATGTGAAAGATGGTTTTCGGGCCATGTGCGGAGTACCTCTTCCGGTTGACTACCCCACTATCGTAGCACATCTTTCACGGAGTGGTGGGCCGCGTCAAAGTAGCTGATCAGGTTGTCCACAATCTGGATCGTGCTGACAGATCCGCACGTGAAGATGTCCACCGCAGCAGAGCGGTGCTCGGGCCACGTGTGGATGGAAAAGTGCGAGGTTGTGAGCAACGCGAGGTACGTGAACCCGGCCTCGCCCACAGGATCGAACTGATGATCCAGGGTGTTTACCACCTCGGCCCCGGCATTAGCCAGCATGCCGTCTGCGAATACGCTAAACGTTGCCAGATCCCTCAGACCCTCCACATCCTCGCACTCGTACAGATTCAAAAGGACATGACGACCCATGTCCGCCCCGTTATAAGTTCGCAACTAAGTAAACCTCCGTCAAATCAGTATCCTCACAAGCTTTCAACACCGGTACAAAGTGTTGCGGGTCGAAGTACTCTGAGTAGTTGTTGACCACACGGCCCCACCGGGTGTGTAACGCTGATACGCAGATCTTGTATCCTTCTGCGGCCAGCGAGTTCAGTTCTTTGGATATGAATTCGAGCTTTCTCCGGGTCCACGAGTACCCGCAACCGTAATGAGCGAAGTGATCGGGCAGGTGGAGATACAGCAGGCTATTGTCGTCTAGTTTTCCGATAGGGAAATTGTAGATGTTCGACCGATAAAACTCGATCTCCCTCCCCTTATTCGACTTGGCCCAGTACCTTATCCCTTCGTAATCCGGCTCAATAGGGGCGTGTTCACCAATCAATTGCCACTTCTTGTAGGTGTACGAGAATCCGCTCATGGCCATAAGACAATAAAGAGTGGCAACATCGTCCCAATTATTCAAGATCTTCCCCCTCCGCAGGTTATTGTAGGCCGACAAGACCTTACACCTCCTGATCCAGTCCTGGCCTGAATCGAATTTTTTCTCCCAACACTCCCGTATGTAGCGATGAGCAGGGGCCAACAGCAATAGTTTGTGCAACTCCAACCAGTATCGTTCGCTAGCGCATAGAACAAGATCCGGTGAACCACTAGCATACATGAAGTTAGCAGTACCTGTATCAATACCCACAATACGCATAGCGGATATATCCGGATACTGGTCGAAAAATTGCAAATGCGTGCGTGTAGAACGCCCGGGTGAGGGCAGTATGTGCGGCATTACACTCTTACCTTACGCCAACTTTTACCATCATAATAGGATACGAGTTCCTTAGAGAAGATACGAATCGTGCCGGGATGAGGCCCATAATATGTACGCTTCTTACCAGCGTTATTGTCAAAAATCTCGTTAAGTTTGTATTCCATGCCCGAAACACTGCTAAGTAGTTGCTTTTCCACCCACTCATATATCCTGATGATGTCGCTACCTGTGAATTTGGCAAAATAAAGAGCCGAGAGCCTAGGAACACTAATCCCACTCATCTCCACGTATTCATTGCTGGCAGGGTGGAGCTTGTAACCAAAAAATGCCTTGGATCTAGGGTTTTCCATGTTCGCGAAGCGATGCAGGTCTCCGGGGCCAAGGGTGAAATACGTATCCGAGTCAGTCACAATCACCATGTGGGAACAGGTACGTTCGGATGTAGTCATTTGCGAACTCGGCTCCAAAGTACGACTTCAATATACCATGGGCGGGGTCGTGATCGGCCATATACCGGTCGAATCCGGTAAAATCGGGCCTGTTACCGGTGTTTGCCGGCAGTCTCGCCACATAACGGCGCAATCTTTCGTAACATACCGTTACGAAATCCTCGTAAAAAGGGTTATCACTCCTCTTGTGCCATAATTTGGTCGAAAAATACGTATCCAGGTCGTAATGGCGTGAACTTTGGACTTCTCGAGGAGAAAAATCGGGGAAAAACGCCTCAATAGGGCGATTATCACCATTTGGTGGGTGAAAATCCGTCGCCCCTAAGTAGCGATTGGCCATTTCGATGTACTCGGAACCGAAAATCGGGAAATCCCGTCCCTCAGACGGATACACCAGCAGCGTTTCGGCAAAAAACTTGCCCGGAACCGTCAAAATACAGCCCCGGGCATACGATATACCGAGATCCGGGTACCGGATCGCGATGGATTCGATCCGAACGGGGCCGGATTCATCGATCCGGGGCTCCCACTCCCCCTGAATCACTTCAACGGCCCACTTTTCTGACCACAACGGTGTTGTCATCTCTAAGTTCCCACTGCAATGTGTCGCCTACTCTCCATTTTAACACATTACACACCACTTTCGGGAGTGTTATCGTGCCGTTTTCACTGATTTCAGTAATAAAATGCGTCTGTTGGTACTTGCCAGACTTGTAATCGTGGGAGATTTTAGCCTCCATGTCATCCGCGATCATATTTTCATTGATCTGGATGTACTCGAGCATGCCGTTGACAGTGTTTGCGACGGAGTCGACTACCTTTGCGGGTACTTTGGGGTCGTCAGCGATAGCCGAAATCGCCTTGACCAACTCCTTTAACGTAGTGCTGTAGTTGAGGAAACGTTGTTCCAGGTCTTCCCAAGGGTGCATGGCCGGTAAAGTGTTACGTGAACCTATATTCTAGCATGGTCCGAGCCCGAAACCGCCCAGATTGTCACCTGATTCTAACTTATGCTCGACCATACACTCTATAGTAGCGCTGGTATCCGAGCCATCGTCCCATCCTGGGGGTGACCCCGAGGCTCTCGCAGCAGTCGAGGTAGGACTGGAATTCGTACCAGGGGGTGGATTCGAGGTCATTTTGACTTGGAGAGTTCTTTACTAAGTTCCTTTGCCATTTTAACATACTTTCGACCAACGTACCCGCGCTTGATGAGATAGGTGTCATAGCGTAATTGAATCAGCAAACGTATCTTAAACAGTTCAGTCCGTACACGTAGTGCAGGCTCGGATACGAACTTGAGGTACAAATAGTCCGCTACGTTCCTGTCCAGAACAATGATGTACACTAAAACGAACAGGAACAGTAGAGAGTAAGACATCTGTTATAGAGGGGGTAACTTATTCTTCTAGGCTTTCAACACCACTTAGAGACTCTAACGGTTTAAGTACATTTTTCGGTACAAAAAACGCCGGTCTCCCTCTGGCCGGATCCGCCCAGAACCGTTCCTGCATCACGTCCCCGGCCACGCACCAGCCGTGGATCAGGATCCGGTTGTTCTCGATCGTCACGAGGACTAGCTTTTTATCCGGCCTCTCATCCCTCTGCACAATAAGGTCGTAGTAGTGGCGGCTACGAGTCTTGACCTCGATGTCACCGGGCAGGTCGGCTACACCCCGTTTCGCTTCTTTCTCCGCAAACAAATGCTGCTCAAGACCCAGATGCGCTGCGACCGCTACTTCGCCTTGAGCCCCCAGCCGATGCATTTCCAGTGCGCGGTTTCCGGACTCCGGCGCCCGGTTTCTTCCCCGCAACCCCTTTGCTTCGTTTGCTTGCTGCCGTCTTAGTGCTTCGTTTTCGGCGAGTTCCCTTTGATGGGGCGTCAGTGTGACCTGGATCGGGATAGGCATTGGGTAAATCGTTTAACCACACCGTTAATTTAGCACGTATCACATCGATACGCTCATTGGCGCAAGTCTCGATAAAGGCGTTCCAAGCATATTTACCCCTCTTCGGCATACCACGCGCAAGCGCGTCGGTCTTCATTTGCTCCAGTAGTTGTTTGCGCTCTAGCTTGCCCGCCCGCGTTGTCATCTGAATACGGTGGGCATACTGCTCCTTATAATCGGTCCACGCGTCGTGCAACTTGCCTGTGCCCACGTTATCGGCAATCCACCGATTCACCGCCCTCGCAGTCATTCCCAACAACTTACCCTCGCCCACGATACGTTCCCGCTCCGTCAAGGGCCTCGCTTTAGCAGGGGTTTCCGCGATATCTTCAGTCATCCACACAGCCCTTGCAGGGCCTCCTAGGCCCCTCAGAGAGGCGATTTGAGTGCATATATGGGTGTCAAGTTCCGGCCCGGGTGAGCACAACGGTCGGAGCGTAGCGATCTGTTCGGATACGATCGCATGCTGCTCATGGACCTTGTCCGATTCCGTCGCAATCAGAGTGGAGACGGGTATGCCGATCACATAGCGAGCCATGCTCTCGTCCAATTTCCACCCCCTCATCACCTTAGTGACCGCAGTCTCCTTGTCCTTTGCAGTCCGCACAATCTTCAAGAATTTATCCAAGTCGGTGAGGACCCGGACCACAGCGTTGAGGCGTGCGAGTTCTGTAGTTAGTTTGCTTACCTCATGCTGATTAACGCTAGCCACATAACGTACCCTTTCCTCGTACCATGTCAGTATTGATTCTTTGACCCCGACGGTGCGCGGCTTACCGTCAACCCCTACGGCCGTACAGTTCACGTTGTGAACAAACTTAAGGCCCGTATTGCCGTGTAGCAGTGTCGACAGGATGGCGTCCCGATCCTCGACCTTTTTCATCACCAGCACGATCCGGACTCCATCACGACTAGAGAGGTCGGCGGCGTCGAGCAGGCCGGGCAATTTATCGGCGTCAGCAAGATCACGTACACGCTCCAGGAACTTCTCGCTTGACCCGTTAGCCAATTTCGTCACAATAAGTGCGGGGCGAGTTGAGCGCTTACCCCACGCCAACTTATCATCCATCTCCCACTCCCCATACGCCACCACGGCCCCCTTTCCCGTAAGTAACACGCTACCCAAGCCGTCATCTTTAACGATTCTCCCGCCGGCAGGAGGCTCGGGCGGATTCGCAAACTTAGACAGTAGAGATTTATCAGTAAGGTTTTTATTCTTAATAAGGGCGGTGGTGGCGTTTACCACATCCTTTAGGTTCCACGGGATGTGGTGGCATGCATAGCCGCTAGCGATACCCTGTGAGCCGGTCAGCAATAGCGCAGGGAGCGCGGGAACGAAACGTGCAGGTTCCTGGCAAGTACCGTCGTAGTTCTCTCGCCATTCGCCAATACCTTGACGTACCTGTTCTAGGTATACCTGGTCAGAGAATGTGGTCGACCGTATCTCCAAATACCTTGGCGCGGCTGGCGGATCTTCAGATACCATTTGACCCGCCGAATCACCACACTGGATCGATCCGCCCGCATTACCATGGATATCAGAAAGAGTATACCTCATACTGGAATGTTGACCCATCACGATCGCAACGGATGATGATGAACCATGGGGATGATACTTGGACAGGACAGTACCATCCAGGCGTGACACTTTGATGTAACGAGTACGAGAGGATAAGTCCAGATCCCTCATACCCAGCAACACTCTGCGTTGTGCAACCTTCAACCCATCAACCACATCCGGTAACGCCCGGTTAAATATGGCGCAGCTATAGGATAGAAAGTCCGTGATGAGTTCGGACGTAATTGATACGGATTCGGGCATGGGTTGCTTAGTCGCCACTATCTACGCTATACACACTCGTGGGATACACCCCAATGTTGCGCGATAATAGGAAGTACCCGGCATTCGGATTATAGTACTCGATATAGGTTTCCTGCCCCTCCAGGATGAAGTTGTTGTAGTAGTCCTTGACTGATTCGAGTTCTTCCTCGGTCTGCATCTCGGTAGGGAACACGCTCTTCAGGCACAAGGTGTCATCGCTTTCGTCGAGTTCAAAAATCTCGACCGTAGTGCCAAAGACCGGGTGTTCAAGGATCACCTTATAGACGTCGTCGTCAATCTTGACCACCCCGTGCAGGATGTCGGACCGAACCGACAAGAACTCTTTTTCCACGTAGATCTCGGGGTACCTTTTGGGCTTTTTCATGGTCGCTTTTGGTGTAACTGTTACCACGCTACCACGCTTTCACCACAAAAAGGTGATAGACTATGTGAGTCTATTTACATCCCTTGCCAGCCATGGCGAATTCTTATATACCCAAACGCCAGTACTTCGGCCCCTATGACCCCTACGTGGAGTGTCACGACGACGTGTACCGCAAACAAGACGAAGCGGGGCGGTGCGGGATCTGCGGCAAAAAAACCCATTACAGATCCGTCTACTCGACCGAGTTTTGCTGTAGTATAGAGTGCAGCAACGAGCTTTGGTGTGACATCACTGAAAAAATCGCAAGTGGCGGCGGAAAACGTCGCCGCGCTTCTTGAGGAGGCCAACGACCCCTTACAAACCCCTGAAAGGCTACGCGTCATCTGGCATTCGACCAAATCGGTCCGGGTCCGTAAAGCCATAGCCTCGAACCCAAACTCGGATTCGAAGACGATGGCCATGGCCGCCCGTCTCTATATTCGTGAGGTCATTGGGAACCCCAGCTTCGAGATTCTGAATCTCTTCGCTGAGGACAAGATGGTCAAGACCCTGTATGACGCCTACATGGAGCCGAGTAAAATCGGCTCTATTATGTCGATCAGGAAAGCTGTCGACCGCACAAACGTGGCGAGAGCTGTAATGGTGTCGCCACGCCTTTCATCTTACCAGAACCTGCATGATATCTGCAGTGTCTTGAGTAGTGTGGAGTTTAGTCGAGAACTCAAGGATCCGGATGTCAACAAACGTGTCCAGGGTGTTGCGAAGCGTGGCATCGGCTTCTATCAGCTCCCGACCCTGCTGTTCCTTCACAGCAATGGGGTCCTTAGTGACACGGATCTGGGTAGAGCTTTTAACCGGATGGATACGGCGGAATCGCGTACCACGCGTGGCGCCTACGTAAGTACTGTGTTTGAGTACGTAGGGAAGGCGGCCAACGACCCCCAGTACAAACAGATTCTTCTGGATTTTGTCCGTATCAACAAGGCCCACCAGGTCCGTGACCTGATCAAGACAATCAAAAAGAAGCCGGAAACCTTGAGTGACACTAACCTGTCAATGTTTAACTGGTTGTTTCGTGAGCTTTTAAGGGGCGATGTTGAGTGTAAGCGTCGCCAATATAGAGAAGCGAGACAGAGGTATGGCTACGGTTCGTACCAATCCCTGGGTGATGGGTGCCACAGTTACCACCTTTCCGACCTTATTTGGGTGATGGTCAGCCTCCGCAACGGATGCGGAGAAAAATCGATTACTGACATCGACCTAGTCAAGATGTTTGACGACATTAAAAGGGTCGGATTCGACTCGGATTACGGTCCGTATTCCTGTGAGCTAAAGTTTGCTGAAATGAAGTTCCTCACTGGCCGGAACAACATGTGTCGCAAGCTCATCGAACTCAAAGATGACCGCGCCTTCTTGTTCTATACCACCTGCGGACTGATGTGGCCGGAATGGTACGCCAAGGGTGATATCTCGAATCCTGAGTACCAAGTGGTTCAGCGTTTGCACCGTATCAATGAGAAGCGGTTTGCAAACGGAGAACCCGCCCTGTACACCTACTCGAACCTAGACGATTTCCCCTGTGTAAGGGTCGCCCAGAGTCACGGGCTAGAGCACAACAAGGAGGCCTACTACACCAATAAAGAATGATACGGACTCGGGCTGGCAAGTTTTCCAGCCAGCCCCTACCGTCTCCCTACTTCCCAGCTACTTCGGCGCGATATTCGTCAAGCAGCTTGATAAAGTGTTCGTCGTATTTGCCTGCCTTGATATCCTTGAGCTTATCGAGCGGGTGCTCAGGCTTCTCAGTGTACTCGAAGAACGTTGGTAACGACTTCGCATCACACAAGCCCCGGAACGGCTTAAGTTCGATCTTGTCGACACCGCCGGCACTATCGAGGCGCCGGATCAAGTGTTTCTTGATATCGTTGTAATTGAAGTCGTCTAGGCTGTCGCCCCACGCCCGTTTAATGAGTTCGATGGCGTGGTCGGTATTCGTCAGTGTGGGTACAACTGGCTCAGATTCAACAGGATTAGCACCTCTACCCAGTTTCTCGATACATCGTTTATGGCGAGTCTTAAGGTATTTGGACATTGGCCCGATACCATATTTCGATTCGATCTTTTCACATAGGCCGACCATAAACGCTTCGCCCCCCTCTGTCTTAAGGATTTCTTCATATTTCCTGTCCAAGTACAGAGCAGGGTCAGCGGCCAATCCACGACTGATACCTGCTTCCCAAGCCTCTAGCTTCTTTACGATTGTCGACTGGCGCTCAGGCTGCTTATCCGCCTTATTCCAGCGCATCCCTTGGCTCTTAGCCTTCTCGATGCGTTCGACAAATTCCTCTCCTAGCTCGGGAGTCTGAGTTGTTGCCGTGGACGGTTTACCCCAGATCGATGCGAGCCCAGCCCCAATGTTTCCAATGGCGTTTGGGCCGTATTTGTGCTGTGCGAAATTCTCGCTGAGGGCGAACAGCTTCTCCGTAAGCTCCTTGCGGACCTGTGTGTCATTTAGTTGATAGTTGAGCTGCAAAATCCGTTCCTGCTGCTCGGCCTCCCTCATCTTGATGTAGTGGTCGGCACTGGTCCTCTTGAGTTCGAGAATGGCCTCTATCAGGGTCTCCTTGGGGAAGGAGCGGAGGACGGTGATACCCAGGTTGGGCTCCTCCACGATGGTCCGGATGTCTGAAAGCTTTGGCATGGCTTTGGTTAAGGGGTTGATACGAGTATAGCACTTTTGAGTGCCCCCTTAGCTATCACCAGGAATCCGGCTAACTGTGCTTAAAAATCAATGTCGACATTTTTAGGGCTAAAATACCGGACCCTCATGACGGCCTCTTGAAAAGGTCTGCTTGAAAACCCTTGCGGCGCAACGGGTCCGGTTTTACCCCAAACTGGTCAAAATTTTTTGACCGAAAAAAGTTGTTTACAGACCAAAACAAAGTTATTTGAATCTCTTAACCACCCTTTTCTTGGGCCATTTTGACCGGTAAATTTTTAAAAGGTGCAGGAAAACATTTTTAGTCTGATAACTCAAGTATCGAGTCATTTTTGCTCAATTTGACACTAATTTACTACTTGATTTTTACACCACGTTTTGGTCAAAAAATAGGCCCCGCCGTCAAGGTCAGCCCTCGAAGCCGTCATTGGACCTTAGTCTCATTAGTCTCAACATGAGAACCCTTGCTATGACTAGGTTCTTGTTTGGGGCAAAATCCGGGATTAGCGCTCACTCAGTGTATTTTCTATTATTTTTCTTCTACTATTCCCTTTTTTATTTTTTATTTCTATAGGTAGGGGGGTATAGAGGGCTGTGCGTGGGTTGGCTGGCCTAAAGGGCTTTATGGACCACCAGGAGGTAATCCGGACAAAGCCCCGAGTCACGTTGAAAGCCATACAGACCACCTGAATCCGGCCCATGCCAGCCGTATACATGGCTAAGGTCCCGTTAGGTTGGAAGACCCCGGACCTGGGTACCAGCA